AATTTTTGCAACCAATTCTTGTGAAATCTCAGATTTTACAATTTGTTCGAGAGTATCAAAATTAGGGGTAGATTGGTATTTGGTGTGATACTCCTTGGTCATTTGCAAGATAATCTTAAAGTATTTATTATCAAAATATGTCGTTTCAATAACATCCATAATTGATGTTGAAAATTCTTTATTTACAATAAGTTGGTTTAAAAGTTGGATTTGGAATGTGTTTCCTAAGTAGTCAAAGTTTTTGTTCATATGATATATTTCTCTCGTCTGTTTTATTAAATATTCACTTGTTTAAGTCAAATCCCAAATATTCTAAACTTAATTTTTGTTCGGAAAAAATGTCAGTTAATTCTTTTAACATGTTTTTTAAAAATGGTCTTACGTCAACAGTATAACGAACTTTTGGTGGGAATTTTTTTCCATCAATACATCTATGACAAATTGTCTGTTCACCAATTTTAAGATAAATATTAAATTGTTCACTACCTTCAGTAAGGGATGTTTCCATGATTAACGGGTCATTGATAATTAAATTCATATTGTCCATCATATAAATTACTGTTTTCATTTTTAGGTGATACTCAAGTTCTCTTTTAAATTGTGAGATAAAGTCGTATAAGTCTACGGAATTTTTTGCCTTTGGGTTATACCCTCTGACATTAAAGAATCTTTGAACAACGATGTTATCGTTTAATGTTAATAAAAATTCTATTTTAGTGCTGTCTTGTTCTTTCATAATTAATTTTTTTTTGTGTTTCTTTTTTCTTTTCTTGTTAATTTCATAAAAGGTGTTAGGAAGTTTACCCAAGCCTCGTCATTTTTTGGTAGATATTTGAAAAGTCCATCTTCCACCATCATTCTCATTAAATTTTTATATCCCCTATCTGTAGGGTCTATAGTGTCAGTTAAAATTTGTTCAACTAATTTTTTTCCATCGGTAGTGATTAAAGGGTTTGTAAGGTCGACTATCTTTTTGTTTGTTGTATAAAACTCTTCACCAAGTATAGTTGATTTTGTCTTACCAGTCAAAAGATTTGTGAATGTTTTTGAAGGTTTGTCCTGCAAAAGATTTCGAGCACAATCTAAAATTTCTTCCATAGTACAAGGTTTCTTCTGCACCTGAGGGAAAAACTTAACTAATGTTTTTTCTCCAAGTCCCTGTATTCCTTCAATATTGTCTGATTTGTCCCCCGTGAATATCTTTGTCAACAATACATTGTAGTGAGGTATATCCACTTTGTTTAGAGATATCATATCTCCGTTTTTAAAGTACTGTTTTGTGATAGGCGAATAGATTGTCACATGTTCAGAGATAAGCTGTGTAAGGTCTTTATCCGCAGAAAAAATGATAATCTTCTCGTCTTTAGATATCTTACAATAATAAGCAATTAAGTCATCTGCCTCATTGTCGTGCATCTCAACCTGTCTTACAAATATCTCCTCAAGATATTGTTTGATTCGAGACTTCTGATACAAATACGATTCGTACTTATATTCATTCATATCGTCTTGTCGTCTGTTCGCCTTATACTGGGGGTATATAGATTTTCTGATGGACGAATTTGAATCTCCGTCCCAAAACACAACAACTTTATCATGGTTGTGTTCATTAAGAAATTTACGGAGTATACTCACAAAGTGAAATACTCCACCCACATGAGCTCCGTCGTTAAACACGTCTTTTGCTCCGTGGAATCCTATCTTAAATAAATTATCTCCGTCTACTAGTAATGTCTTAATCACATTTGTGATTTAAATTAATATAAAATCTTGTTACTTTTTTTCAAATTGTCTTCCGCCCATAATGGTTGAAGATTTTTATAATGACATAACATATAAAGTTCGTCTTCTGTTTTTGCCGATGATAACGGAATGATGTGGTCAATGTGCCACTCACTCCTATTTTCCCAAGTCATACCATCAATAAATTGGGATTCTAAATGTTCCTTAAGGAATTGTGGAGAACATCCAACAATTTCGAAAGTATGTTTCGACTTATATTTTAGATATCTATTGACTGAAGTTCTAATGTTAGTTTTAAGTCTAAATAGAATATCTTCTTTTTTTCTTTGTTTTTGGTAATTATTTGAATATTCTTTATTATCACGAGACCATTTTAACTTTCTTTCTTTTTCTTTCTCGTAGTTCAATTTATTATATTCTTCAAAGTATTTTTTATAGTATTCTTGGTTTTCTTTGTTCCATTTAGTATTATATTCTTTGATTTTTTCTTTATTATCTATTCTATACTTTTTAGATTCAATACTTTGACATTCTCTACAATAACTTCTAACCCCGCATTTGACTTTTGACATCTTGTTAAAGTATTTCAATTCTTTTTCAATATTACATTTTGTACAAACTTTGGTTTCCATTTTTAATTATCTTCTTCTTTTTCTTCCTTTAAATCAAAATCACCATCAGTACCGATAATTTCTTTCCAATATTCGGCATGTTCTTTTTTATATTTTTCTATATTGGATTTTTCTTCGGTGGACTCTTTGCCAGCAATAAACCCGTGTGGGGTTACAATTATCTTACCATCATCATATCCAAGTCCGTTAATGTGATTCTTCATAACAGAAATTTTTGTTCTTGAAGCGAATTTAATAGTTCGTTTATCTTTAGTTGCAGTAATTTTAGTAGTACCAGCCTCTTTTTGATTACCAAATAAGAACACTAATGAGGAATTTAACCAAATAGCTTCACCACCCTTACTCTTAATTTTAGGTTGTCCAAATGGATTATCTGGTAAACTCACCCAAGGTTGGTTAACAATTACCAAAGTATTTTCATATTTTGATTCTGCCTTACGACTTCCCGAAATACGTTGATTGATACCCATTCCAATTTTGTCCGCCAAAACGCCGGCATTTTGCATTTTACCACCACGACCTTCAAATGTCATCTTACATCCAATTGAACCTACAGAATCCCATAAGAACAATAAACTATAATCTAATTCACCTTTTTCTTGAGCATCCAATAATGAGTTTATATAATCTGTAATTTCCTCAATATAATTGAAACTATTATTAAAGATGAAGAAACCGTCCCAATCAATTTCTCCTGTTTCAGTATCAACAACTTCTTCGCACTCAAACCCCATTAATTTAGCGTGCTCGAACGACCATTTCTGTTCTGTAATGATGAATACAGGTAGAATACCTTTCTTTTGGGCATCAACGGCAGTTTTAACTAACGCAGTTGTTTTTCCTGTGTCAGAGTGACCCAAGAACATATTTAAGTGCCCAATTGCAGGACCTGGTAGTCCAACCGCGTCTAAGAAGTCCGGACCTAAGTCAAAAAATCTTTGTGGTTTGTATTTAGCAGAAGTAGAGAATTTTTTCTTTACTGAGTTAAAGTCGTTTTTTTTAATTGCCATTTTCCCCATAAATATTAAAATTTATAATTGTTTGTAGTTTGTCTTTTGCATTTGTTAATTTTTCAACTAAATTATCCATTTCTTCTGTATGTTGTGGATGTTCTCCAATACCAACTGAGCTACTGAAATAAATGTATAATCTTGCTTCAGAATCTGATATCTCAGCCTCATATTTTTTTATTAAAGCTGTTTTTAATTTTTCTGCGATAAATGGTTTCATAGTGTTTTTTTTTTATAAAATATAAACAAAAAAACGGGAACAATAAACTGCTCCCGTCAGATTTTTTTTAATAATTTATTTAGAAAGGTAACTCTCCGTCAGCTTCATCATTTAATTGTGGGTCAACAATTTTGGTTGTTTTACTCCCGCCAATAGATGTGGTCAATTCATCATTATTTGAATATACATATCCACCTTTTTCAGTATCCCATTTTGGAGTTTCTCCACGAGCAATCGCTTCAAGATAGTCAACAGGTTTTTTAGAATATACATCTAACCAAGTCATCTCGTCATTAATCCAAACATTAGCTTGAGCTTTGTCTTCGTGAACAGGAGCTGGGTCATCGTACATGATTGTAGAGATACTTGTATACTCTTTACCCGCAGGTGTTTTAGATTTACTTAATTCGATAACAAGGTCACGTCCTTTTTCAGGGTCGGTGATATCACCTTTGTTTCTCCAAATTGGAATGATTTTATCTAAGATACCATCATTCTTATAGTTGTGTTTAAATCTCCAAAATTTAACACCGTCTTCTTCGTGGTCTCTATCAATCACTTTAACGATGTAGAACTTACGAGACTTGTATTGTTTTGCCAATTCTTTGTCTGATTCTTTACCTGTAGACATCAACTCTTCGTAAACCTCATTCAAAGGTGAACGTTCGTTATCATTCTTTCCTGGGTCAAAGAATTTATTCCATTGTCCACCAACTTGAATTTCGTGGTACCATGCTTCTTTGAATGGTGAAGAACCATCTGGTGTTGGTAGGATACGTACTCTACGTTGTCCTGATTTCTCTTTGTCAGAAAGGATACAAGCGAAATACTTTTTCATTCTTTCGTCTTGCGACATTTTGCTTTGGGCCCCGCCCCCTTGTTGTGCTTTTTCGTACTGTGCCAATACGGCGTCTAATGAACTCATCATGTTTTTATATATTTAAATTTAATTTGTGTTATAAATATAATAAAATTCTATTGATTTGTCAAATAAAAAAGGTCACTTTTTGAGTGACCTTCCATTTTATTTTATTTTAAGATTATTTGTATTTAAACTTGTCATTAATATCATTTGATTTGTTTCGAAAAGAATCTTGAATGTCATTAACATTAATGTCGGTTACATCATCAGAAGTTAAAACATACTCATTTTTTCCTGTTTTTTCCATCTCATCAGTTTTATCATCAAAGAATTGTGATAATTTTTGGTTGAATGGATATGAGTCATAACTTCTTAGTTCCAATTTTTCTTGTGGAGTTTTTTCTCTGTATTTCTCAATTTTATTTTCAAGAGCATTTAACTTGTTCATAATTGCATCCATCTCACCTAATCTTGATTCCAATTTACCTAATTGTCCAAATAAGTTGTCAAAATAATCATCTTGTTTTGACTGAATATCTTTTTGAGCGGTAACTAAATCAGTAATATCAAGTTCTTCGCTGCCTTCACTATCTTTATCTTTTTCTTCCGATTCTCCCTCGTCGTCAATTTTTTCAACTTCAGGGTCATTTTCAACATCAATTGGTTCGGCAGGAGCCTCACCTGCTGCTGGTGGAGGTGGAGCTCCCCCTTCAGGAGGTAACGCTGCATCAACAGGAGGTAACGCTGCGTCAACAGGCGGTGGAACCGCTTCTTGTTCCAAAATATAATTATTGATACTTCTGTATCGTTGAATTTCTTTTAATATCTTTTTATCTATACTCATTATATTATCCGTTTAATAATTGTTTTATACCTTTAGATGTTTCAACTCTAACTTTTCTATTGGCGGTTGTTTGGTGTCCGGCTCTTTCAATAAGACCATCTTTTTCTCTTACGGTATAACAATCTCCCGTATCTAAATCACAAACTTGTTTAGTTCCGTCTCCGTTATCTTCTTGTGAAAATCTTGTTGATTTACCAAGGTAGTTGTCTAATGTTGTTTTAATATCCATAATTATCTTTATATATAAATATATCGTTATTTGTTAAATTATAATTGTATATTCAGTTTAAAAGTGCGAGTTGATAGTTGTCCAGATACTAAAGACCTAGCAAATAATGTAAATTCACAAATGATATTACAATTTGATGGTGGTGTTTGCCAATTAGTAGTAATGACACTTAATATGTTGGCTTGATTCATATAGAAGTTATTTGAAGTTAAGTAAGTATCGCCTAAACCAATAATATTACTTTCATATACGGTAGATGTTATTGTTGAATCATTCACGACGTTTTCTTGAGTAACCTTAAATCTCATGTTAGGATAATTGTTAGTAGGTAAGAAAGTATAAGTACCAATAAGAACAGGATTAATATCAACATTAACTGACGCATTTCCAATAAATGTAACACCATTTTGAGTTTGTCCAATCATAGGTATCGGGCCAGTTTGTTGTGAATTTGTATTAACATTTGGAGGAAGATTTGGAGCAACTGTTGGTGGTGCGGCAGTCGTTTGTAACGGATTATATGTAAACGTTGTTGTACTTGTTCCAATACCATGAACACCACTTAATGTAATTGTATTATCTTGAGGTATTGGTGTATTACTAAATGGAATTAATACCACAATATTCACACCACTATTAATAGTAATTCCAGTTGTAGTTGTTACATTATTTATTGTCGCCGCTGTTACCGTACCTAAATCAGTACCTGTAATATTCAATATTGTTCCAGTAACACCCGTTAATGGTGAGAATGATGTGATAGTTGGTGGAAAACAAGTTGGTGGTGGTAATGTTGTTGTATTAATATTATTAGTCGTATTTGTTGTATTAGGGTTTACAATTTGTTGGGTTTGACGCTTAACCGCGTCATATGCCCTTTTTACTGATTCAAAATCTAATTGTACTAGTTTTGCCGATTTGTAAGCGTCTTCAAAAGTATCATATAATTTTGCAAACTCATCTTGATTTTCGTCAAAATAAGATTCTGGAATGTTTTGGTTTTCTGCTGTTGGTGGTTTCCAATAACAAACGTAGTATTTTAAAAGACCTAAAGGAGCGTTACCGTTTTCTCCATAATAGATTCTTTTAATATTTGGTGTTAATCTTGCAACCATAAAATCTAAAAATTTATCAAGATTTGTAAAATTAGCTATAGGTTGTGAGACTAATCCTCCTAATGAATTAGGAATTTTAACACAAGATGATTGTTTTTGAACAAAATAAATAGAACTAGCTCCCCAGTTTGTACTTAATGGAACATTTGCAAAATTATTATTATACCCATAAAATTTATCTTTATTAAAAGTTAAGATATAACATAACAAATAAATTGTAGTTTGTAACTCAGTATTAGTTACTTTGGTTGTTATTGCGTTTGCTAACTGTAAAGGTGATAATCCTGTTGTTATAGATTCAACAAAATCACCCCAAGTCACATAATTATCACTTAAATTATTAGTACAAGAATTTGCTGCCGCAGCAACATTATCACCATTTTGAGACAACAATGCCGTTTTATTAATGTTAGTTAATGGTTTATCTGGAACGTTATCTTTATTTGTTAAAATAATACTTTCAATTTGGGTTAAAAGATTTTGATTAATACTTTGTAAAAAGTTGTCAATTGAAGGTAAATCAAAAACTCCTTGTCTAACTCCGGTAAATGATGTTTGAAATTCTCCAGAACCAATAGTATGAGTAACATCAGTAATTAAGTAAGGTCCATTAAACATTGGAACATGTCTAAGATTAAAATACATTGTTGGTTGTAATAATGCATTTCCCAAACAAACAACTTGGCATTGGTAACTTCTTTGTTTATATAAATTATATAAACCATTATTTTGAGTTGCAACAGTTTTACCATTTGCTTGGTTAACCATGTTCAACTGAGTTTGAATTGTTTCTGAAGTTGCTTTACCACTATCCATAGAAACATTAAAAGAATAAAATATATTTTGATTTCTTGTTCCAATGTCAACATTAAATCCAACACATTTATTTGACAGTGCCCAATCCTTTTTACCAACTTGATTTTCAATTAACGGGTTATTTGCCCGCTTTAAATCAAAAGCATCATCTCTAAATCTAGAATTACCTTTTGGTAAATCTAAATAAGCTGAGGGGAGTCCGGCATAAAAACAAATTAATTTTGGACCTGATTTTCTATAATCAACATCTAAAAACGTTCCCCACATATTATCGGCAAACTCTAAAGAACCTTCAGCACTTTGAGATATTGTAGTCCCATCTGCATCTTGTACATTATAAAAATTAACATATGCCGGTAATGGCATTACATTAAATTTATTCTTAATTAATATTCCACTAAGAAATGTGAATACACTCATTTCCATATTAATAGAACTCTCTTTTAAAGTATTTTTTAAATCAAAAATATCGACAAGAATAATATCACCAACATTTCTTGATGCTCTATCCAAAAATAAAAAATCTTCAAATAAAGTTTTATTTGTAAAATCTCCACCAGCTATCCATTTATCATTTAAAGCTTTAAACACTTCATAATTTTCAACTTTACTTTGTTGACCGTCAATCACACTTTCTATTTTTTTCTCAGGTAACTGTTGTTGATTTGGTAATCCAGCCCTAACCTTTGTTAGTATTTGATTTAAAAAAATATTTTGAATTGCATTTGTTCCTTGCAAATAATCTTGAAGTCTACCTTTAAATTCTGAACTAGTTATTGTTGGGGTATATAATTTTTGAGTTGCGTATTGTTTAATTAGTTGCGAACACAATGTAATATTATCTACCGAAAATTCAATTTTATTATCAATAAAAAAATCTGTAATATAAGAACCTTGGTTTGTATATTTTAAATTTGTAATTGTTGAAAACCCTACTTCAGTTTCTAAAGCCAACCAAGCTTCAGGATATGTTGCTTGGGATTGTGCCAAAGTAATTGTTCCGTTTGCTGACGGTAATGTATTATTGACATATAAATTAAAAGGTATTGGGTCTACAATTGCGTTGTTTCCACCATTAGATGCTAAAAACGAGTCAACAATTCTTCGTTTATAATTTGCCGGATTACCATATTTTAAAATAACATCATATTCTAAGAATGATTTAATTGTGTTTGAAAATGAAATTAATTGTGAATTACCAAGTGTATTAAAATATTCTGTATTGGTTAATTCGCTATTTGAATTAACTGACATTAAACTTCTAAACAAATACTGAAAGTTTTTAAAAATTGCGTTGTTATCAACAGGTGATGTATTAATAGGTACATTTGCTTGTGGTCCTAAATCAATGTCTGAAATAGGTTTAGAAAAATTTAAAAATTCTTGTTCGAATTTATCTAAAATTCCTTTATCAAAAACCGAAAATATTTCTTCAATATTTGAATAGTTATTTTCCAGTAATAATTTAAACGATGATTGTTTTGTATTACCAGTTAAAATTTCGTTAATATATGAATCAGGTTGTGGTTTAACCACTTGAAGATTATTAAAATAACCGTAGTTTGGTGCCGCCCATAGTAATCTAACAGAACCATTATAGATTGATGGGTCATTTGAGAATGGTAAAATTTGAACATTATTTATTAAACACTCAGTATTAACTTGATTTATTTGAGAACCAAATGAAGGCACAATAAAATATTTAGGACTACTTGTGTTTGTATTTGGTGAACAATTTCCTGATAACGCCTCAAAATCCATTACATTATTAGGTAAAATAACCGACCAAGTTTGGATAGACGATGTATTAGTTGTCCCACCAAGAAGATTTGAAACTGAGGAACTTGGATTAATATTTGATTCAGGAAAATTATAAACTTTCATACCACCATTAATACTTGTTTGTATTTCAGAATCGGTATATCCACTATATAAATCATAACTATTATAAAAAACATTAAAGTCGTTAATTACCTTTGGGTAAAACCCAACTTGCATTTTTGATTCACTGTTTACTAATGATATGTTTTTTACTCCATCAAATTCAAATTTATATGTTTTAGTGTCTGAACTAGTTATTGGGTCAAAATTAATTTTAGGGTCAAAATTGTCCCAAGCGGTATCAATAAAATCAATTCCAGTTATTTTATATGTTTTATAACGATACCATAAAGAACCCATTTTTAAAATCCAAGCATATGGCATTTTATGAATAGCGCCAAATTTTTTAAAACAAGATGCGATATAATCTAAGTCATTTGGTGAACCGTATGTTTTATATCGTTCTCTTAAAGACGCCAATGGCAATGAATTTATAAAAAGATATGCCGCTTGAATGTATGGGTATTTATCTTTTTGTCTCCAACTATAAACACCATTTTGAATTGCGTTTATAAAGTACGGTGTGTTTAATATTGTGGTAGTCGTTTCGGTGGTTAAATTTGTTGCAGGTCTAAAATGATTAACATAACCTTCTGTTGGTACAAAAATGTCAGGATTTTTTCTTGTGTCAAGAAATGTTTTTAAATTTGTTGCGTTAATCTCATTTATTGGATTACTAACATTTAAATATGAAAAATTTGTAACAGGTCTGTTAGTAGTATAATCATACACACTACTAAAATTTGAAATTACATTTCTGTCTTGGAAGACTTTTAAACTTTCATTTGTTTTATAAACCTCAAAACCTTCTGATTTATCACTAAGACTCATATTATTTTTTACCCATGTTGAATTTGTAAACGGATAAGTATCAATAATCATTGGCGTGTTACTGGCGTTTTTAACTAATTGTTCTAATAATTCTAATTTAATACTATTTTTTGGTGACTTACCTAATTCATTTATATTAATAATATTGAAAGAATTTTCGGTGATATTTTTAATATATGGGGTAACATATATATCCCTAATAAATTCTTGATATGACCTACCAGTTCCTTGATTTGATATGGTGTTCAAGAAACTTTCATATTTTTCTGCAGTTAAGTCATAATTTTTTAATTTTAAACTTAAAAATGGAGAACTAACACCTAAACTAGTTATAATATTATTTGTTTCAGAATTTGAAACTAAATCAATTAGTTGGTTTAGTTGATTTCCATTTGCCCTAATAAATCCAGAATAATTTGAGGTTAAGAACTGTCTTTCCCATATTTCATAAAAAAATTTAATTTCTTCTTTATTAACATACGCGATACCATTTGATGGATATTCAATAGCATTAATATTAATAATATTTGTTGTTGACTGACTATCAATATCGGATTGAGGACTTGGAGGATTAAATTTTTGAGTTAATCCTTTCATATATTCTTCAACAAATTGAACTTCGGGCCATTTTGAATAATTCCATCCTTGCGTTATATCAACAACAGAAGGGTCTGCAAGATATTTTAATTGGAATCTTCCTTTTTTATCTTCAGGAGTTTCAACAAAAAATTGCGGCCAAGGATATACTGGTATTTGACTTGTTGATAATCCTTGATTTTCGTTTTTGGCTTCATTAGTCATTTTAAGATTATCTTGCGTATCACTACCTTGAACTGAAGAAGGGTTTTCTAAAATTGCAAGTTGTCTTACTGGGTCATATTTAACGTTCCACGCATTTGTATGTACTTCATCAAGTAATCTAATAAACGCCTCGGCGGACGCCATAACAACCGCACAAATATTCCTAACGGTAGGACTGAACCCAATACCTAATTTTGTGTCCTCAATTTTTTTTGAAAAATCGGCAGTTAATTTTGTTTCATATTCAGTAAGTTTTTGACTAACATCGACCTCAATCTGAGAAATTAAATTTTCAAATCTTGGTGGAGATGAATTTGAAACGGTTTGTTCTTTAAAAATAAATAATGGTTTTGTTATAACATTAATTGGTATGAGTTCGGGTGAATTTTTTGGCACTTCGTTTACTGGTGCTAATATCTTTTCCAAATAAATTTTAACAGAGTTGGTGTCAGCAGTTGTTGGTAATAACTTACCTGTTTGTTCTATCGTTGTTTTTTCTAAATTAATATCAACAAGGGTAAGATTAATTAACATTGAGTCATAATTAATCGCGTTTTTAATGGGCGATTTACCTGTTTTACCTAATGTTTGATTAGATTCCAATAATTTATTATATTCAATTGTATAACCACTTAAAAGTGTTTTGGCTTTTTGTTCTTTTACTGGGTCTTTTAATATTTCTTCCTTTAAAGCGTAAACCAAAGTTTTATTATTTAAAACTATTGGTTTTGGATTTATATAAGTATTATACCAAGAAGTGGTCGCCCCATAAATTTCATTATAATAGTTTTTTAAAGTTTCTTTATATGCTCTAATATCAGTTAATGGTTGAACATCTACTTTAGTGTAAGTATTAATAATGTTTTTTTCAAAATTTGTTAAACTATTCATCAATTCCGCAAATGTTAATTCCGGAAAATCAGGAGCAATTAATCCTTTTGCTTTATATTCACTATAAACTTCTCTAATTTTTTGATATCCTTTTTCACTGACAATTTGAGTCACGACATTATTTGTACTATTTTGTAATGCTCCTGGGTCATTGGTTGCGTTATTTGCTACCGCAAATGGGTCACCATTATCCGTACTATTAGGAGATGAGTTGGAAATATCAAATCTAGTACTGTACATGTGTGGGGTTGCCAATAAACTACCCATGGATATTTCGTTTAAAATATTAAACTTATATCCAACAAATTCTAAAGTTATTTGATAATTCCCACTAAAAGAATTAAATCTGGCATTAAATGTTTTTAAATTTAATTGGTATCTAATTGCCTTACCATAAAAACCTTTAAGGGTTAAATAAAAAGGACAATAAGGTAAATTAAAAAACGCGGCATAAGGTGAATTATCTCCTAACTGAAACAGAGCTCTTCCTTGTATATCTTCTAATTCAATTGATACTGTTGGAACAAAAGAAGTATTTGTTGTTACCCTAATACTTGTAATACCTAATAGTCCGTTATCTGTTGACGTATTACCAGGGTTATTGATAACAGCGGTTTGGTATGGTTTAGTTCCGTCATTTGGGGTTATAGTTTTTTCTCTTATTTGATTTTCTCCTGACCCAGTACTTGAATTTTTACCAGTTAACTCATCATAATAACTAGAAGTAAGTGATGTTCCTTTTGTTGGTTTTAAAAAATTAATTTTTGCAACAGAAATAGTTCTAATCCTATCTTCGGGACTTCCTCCAATTGATAGTTTGGTTCTTGGCACAACTTCGGCTTCAAGGTTGGCAAACATAACCAATTTTTCATGGTCAACTAATCTTTCCTTAATATTACCAAACGCATCAATAGTTTTATTTGGGTCGACAACAATAATATTATTATAATCAAATTCTACTAATACATTTCCGCTATTGTCCCCTGGTGTATTACCTGCCATAATAATAAAAATAATTGTCTAAAGCTGATTTATAATCTTGTAATGAAGGTAGTAGAGGATAAGGAATAATCAATACCGCACCATCATATATATTGTTTTCTAATCCACCAAATTGTGGATTTGCTTGTAATATTAACCAACCAAAATATGGTGAGTTATAATATTCTTGAGAAATAACATCTAATCTACTTCTAGCTACCTTATATATGTAAGCGTTATCTGTAGGTTTTTGTGGTATTTTTACAAAAGGCACAGTAGTTTGTTCTCCATTTATAAGAAAATCGCTATATCTATTCCAATATTGATAGGCCATTAATTAAAGTTTACTTTTGATATGAATAACGACGCACCATCAACGTCGTTCCATGTTTGATTATTTGTATTTTGGTTTTGTGTTGCTCCTAATGATTTTATTAGTTTAACTTGCCCATCACTTCCGGCACCTTCCGTTGTATAAGTAAAAATTCTTTTTTTACTTGGGAATGGTGTATATTTCAAAAAGGGTTGTAATTTTTCTTTTTCCATATATGAAATAAATCCTTCAGTTATTTTATTTTCTTCAATAAATAATGGTTTTGCTATTTTATCCCAATAAGCATCAAAAATTTCGCTTAAATTATCCGCACCGTTTCCAATAATTCCAGTGTTACCAAGTATATTACCAATCATTGCAGTTTTAAAAGTTTCATATTTTTTTGCGTCAACAACATCATCAGAAATAATCATGTAAACCATTTTAAATGTTGTATTTTGAAATGTTGAAGTAGGACTTAAATTAATGTATGATTGATTTGTACTAAAAGGTACAAAAACTTTTTCGTTTCCAGGAAATTTATAAGGAGTATCTACCGGAAAAACTAAAGTACCTTTATAATTTATACCTGAAAATTGAAAATTAGTTTCATTGGAAACTATACCATTAAATTCTTTAATATTGTCACTAATTTTTGTGACATCAATTAAAAACTCCGATAATGTATCAGTTGAACCTTGTGAACTTGAATTAACCTCAGTTGTTGGAAACAATATAAACGACCTAACATTACCATTTTTTTGTTGTGAGCCGTCAGTTCCTGAAATAGTAGGAATAGACTTATAAAGGACTGTATTTGCTCTGGCCAGATATCCAATATAATTTTGTTGAACTCCAACAGTAGTTTGAATAATAGTTGTTAACGCGTTTTGATATGACCCCTTTTTAGTATTAACAACATTAACATAATTTTCTTTAACTTGTTTAACTAATCTTGATGAGAAATTTTTAGAAGGGTTACTGATAAATTGGATGAATGGGTCGTTGTCTGATGTAATTTCCTTAATTAAATCTGAGATTATTTCATTAATTCTTTTATCAGTATTATATGGTTTACCAAATAAATCAACCTTTTTCTCCGTATATATGCCGTCCCCAACTCCAACAGTCATATCACCTTTAGTATAATTTCTTTCTAACATCCATTGTTGTCGTAGTGCATTATTATATTGAGTTGTCACTTCTTTATTTTTACTAACAACAGTATTAAAATAGTTTTGAGTTTCACCCACAAGCTTATCCATAAATGTTTCATAACTAATGCTACCCGTTTGTCCCGATTCACTAATATTATTTGTTATAATAGTACCAATAGTTGATTCATTACTTAATGCGTCATTAGGTTTAGCGTCATTAATTGTTGGTGGTGGAACGTTACTTAAAGCTGACGATTGTATAAAGTCTTTGTCAATGACTTTATAACTTAAATCTGTTGAATCCGCTCTATCATCATAAATTTCAGTGTTAGCGTAATAATTAAACGTTAAAGCATTTTGTAGTTTATCTACGGATTCTTTTAATCCACTACCACCAACAAAATTAAATGCCATTGTTACTTTTGCAATCATAGGTTGAATACCAATACCTTCAGGATTAATGTCTAAATTTTCATATGCAAGACTTAAACTTGTTGGTATAATCTTAGTGTTATAAAAATCACCAACCCTTAATACTAGTACTGGTGGCGCCCCAAA